GATGCCGATATCGCACACGGTTTTCTGCGCGGCGTGACTATAGCGGCACTGCCAACCATCCGGGCCGCACACAGCGTCGAGCCGATCAGCCACGGCGCGGGCGTCGAGGTAGGCGAGCGCCATGCCCTTCAGCTTGTCCTTGGTGACGGAGCCGACGCGCCAGCTTATTTCAGACGGCTCGAACGGCGCGGCCAAGGCTTTGAAATCAATCACGAGCCTTCTCCTCATCCAACTGCATGGCGAGCAATCTTGCGGCCTCGCTGATGCGCCACAGCGGCTCGCCCTTGTCGGCCATCCATTTGATGGACCAAGCTTTTTCCGCAGGCGTCATGCGCACCGCGTCGAGGACTACATGGTCAGGCATCGAATCGCTCCTCGATCAGCTTGCTCTCCACGCGATAACCATCTGAAAGCCATCTCTCTGCCGTCGATTGATTATGCGTTGCAGAGATAGGTTCTCCCCTTGCATCCATTCGGCACCACCAAGTGGTATATCGAACGCGGGGATAGGAGAGGGTGTCCGGGCTCATGGTGCCTTCCTCTTGGTATTCCTTCTGCGGCCCTTCTTGATCATGACCGGCCCTCGGCTTTGGCGATGGCTGCATTAACAGCGTGATGCGGCGTACCAATTGGCGGATCAGTTTCCGACTGTATGGCTTTCAAGGCAGCCAGCATGTCTGGCGCTGCGGCGATTAGACTGGCGTCGTGCCTGCCGTCCTTGAGCGTGCGACTGCTCGCAGTGAAGCGTCCGATATATTGGGAATCTTCATAACGGGAGAGCGTCCATTCGTTATCCGCAAGACCCTGGATAGCAACCCAAGGTCCCGGCGTTGATGCGGGACGAGCTGGGCGCGCGGCATCAAGCGCGCGAGCTATTGCCTTCGCCATCATGCGGCCCGTGTGGAGTAGGGCGCGTCAGCCCGTGAAATCTGGTCCGAGAGATCGGAGATCAGCTCCTTCAGCTCCTCGCGGCGATCCCACGTGAGATCGCCCAGCTCGTCAGCAATGGCATCCAGACAGGCCCTACGGACGCTCTGTGAGGCACCGCAGAAGGAGGCGAGGCCATCGACGGCGGCTTGGATTTCCAACATACAGCGAGCCTTGGAAGCCTCCAGCGCGTCCAACGCATTCTCTGCGTCGTCGCGGGCGTACTCGGCCATCATACTGTCCATCACTTCACCGCCTTGTAGTCGTCGCGTCCGACAACGGGCTGCTCAACGCCCGCGCCCTGAACCTGCCAAGTGGTGGAACTTGCCCCGGCGCAGCGCTTCTGCTCGGACATCACCGCGAGGTACTGCTGGCGGCTCTGCAGGGCGGCTCCCTCCTTCGAGGCGGCACCCTGAAAATCCATGGCGAACCAGAGCGGGAAGAAGAACAGCCCGGCGACACCAGCGGCGACGTTCTGAGCCGTCTTGCCGCCTTCCTCGCCACCAAGGGCCGATATCTTCTTGGCGTTGGCCTCGGATTCGATCTGGATGGCAGCGCAGTCCGAGTAGCGGTCCTGTGCCTGGACGACCGAGACCGGAGCCGGAGCGCGGCCGGCGCAGGCCCCGAGCGCGAGGAGTGAGAGAATGGCGAGCGGCTTGTGCATGTTGTCCCCTTGGTTAGTGAGGGGAGTATGGGATTGTATTCCGCAATCGTCAATAGCTAATGCGGAAAGTATTCCAGATTTCTTGCACAGGTGCGGAGCGGCGAATTATCCGCGAATTACTCTTTTAGAATATAGGTTTAGACCAGATCGACGATTTCCATGACCCGGTAGATCCGTTCGATCTTCTTCCGGTCCACGTCGAATTCCTTGGGCGGCTTGAGCTGGGCGAGCGTGATTTTGTCGGCGCCGGCGGTGATCAGCTTCTTGAGGAGCATCGGACGCAGGGCAGGGGGCTCGGATTTCATCTCGACCAATACATAGTCGGTTTCGCGGGGCGCCCGGTGCTGCTCGACAATAACCATGTCGCCGGGCCTGAACTTCTCGGCCATATCATTGGTCACGACATGGAAAGCAAAAACGTCGTCTCGCTCGGCAATCCGTGTTGGTTTGCCGACCCTGTGAACAGATACGCGTTCCATCAGAAACCCCCCGGCATCGCCCCCGGGGGACGATTCGAACACCTTCAGAGTGTTCTCCTTTTCCCCAGAATGTGACACTTGCGGGTGGTGGTCAAGTTGTCGCACGTCTGAATCGCGATCTCCTTCGTAGGTAAGCCGCAATTCTACAGGTTTTTGACTCACTTGTAGCTCCGTCGTTGTCACAGGGCGGCCGCAAAACTTGAATGCAGCCTCTGCCAGGCGGATGTAGGTCGCATCGTTCATCGTCTTGGACTTGCCCTCCAAGAACTTGCGCAGGGTGCCGTTCATTCCGGCAGCCTCTTCCCAGGTCCGCGTCTTCAGCCCCTCGCGGTCCATGAACGCGCGCAAGGCAGTGCGGCGGTGATTGGCGGTTATTTGCATCGCACCATTATGCCCGACGCAGGATTTTAATCCGAACGGCACCTTTTCCGCTTTTGGCTCTTGACGACGCGGAAAGTGTTCCGCATATTATCCGCATGATCAGAGCCCAAGCCGCCCAGTCTCCCGCCACCAAGGCCGTTTCTCTTGTTCAGGCATGGCTTGCCTCCAATGGGGAGCGGCCCCGGCGCCAGATCGCAGCGCTGGCGGGTATCGACGAGAAGACGTTGCGGCTGGCGCTCAAGCCCAGTTGGAACCCCACGGTCGAGACGGTCGAGAAGATTTATCGGCTGATCCCTATCGACTGGCAGCCCCCCGAGAGGCGGAGAGCCGCATGACCTCCGCCCAGCGCGAGTTCCGGTTGGCGAAGGTAGAGGCCCACCTTTTCCGCAACCGCATGGTCTCGCAATCCAAGAGCGGGGCTGCGCTGGCGGCTGCGATCGCCAAGACGATCAGGACCAAGGCGCGGCGGAAACGCGTGCGGGCGGGGAGGGCGTGATGCAAAGAGGCAACTCCCTCGGGGACATGGCGCTTGCGCTTGGCCTGAACACGCTGGGCGGCAATCAAACCGCCTGTCAGATCGGCGCCCAGTGCGTGGATCACACGGCCTATCTCAACGCCGCGCCCGGTGAAGCCATCCCGCTCAAGGCTTTCCTGCCGGCATTCGACCCCAAGAAGCCGCTGTCTGCCCAGCAAGCGAAGCTGCTCGTCATCGGGGGTCTAAAGCCATGACAAAGGGAAGGAAACAGCATGAACGGCACAGCTTTTTTCCTCATTCCGGCAATCGGGGTCTTCATTTTCTTTGGGTGGCTCCTGATGGCAGCGTTCGCCCAATGACCGATCTCAACCCAGAGCCTGACGCGCCCGTGCTGCGGTACGTCGGGACAACTGTGGCCCTGACCATCGCGCTCTGGGTGCTGATGGGCATCGCTTGGTGGCTTTTCCAATGGTGAGCGGCCGGACGCCCGAGGGCACAAGCGCCCGGCCATGCCTGCCGAGCCACGGGGGGCAGCTCTGCCGGCAATTCTGTTTCAGACGTGGGACTGAGGGGTCCCCCGTAACCACTGCTCCCCGCAGTGGCTCCTACGGCGGCGGCGCGTCCCCCCAAAGTAGCCGCCGCCGGATTTTCCTTCAATTCTCGCGCTGCAGAAAGCTTCCCGGCCACGCGGCGCGCGATGGTTCCAAGTCTCTCAAACGTCTTTGGTTGCTCCTTCATGCCAACCAGCATGGAGCAACCGATGGTCGAGAAGTCGTCAAAGTGTGCCGGAGGTAAGGCAATGTCAGCCGCAGTTTCGGCAAGTGATCAAGCGCGGGCCATGCTTATCGAGTTGGGTGGCCCGCTTCAGTGGAGCGACACGAAAGAGTCATGGCGGGCGCGTCTTGCCCGATTGGTTCGGTTCAATCCTCGCCGGGTCCGAGCGATCCTTTCTCGCGAGAAGATAAGGCTCAATGCCGATGAATACCTCGTTATCCAAACCCACTATGAGCGCGCCTTTGGCGCTCTGGCATCTCTTTCACATCTGGCGAGCCAAGCGGATGTACGCGCGGGTGGCCTCGATGGCCCCCGAGGCGGAAGCGCTCTTTGCGCGGGCGAACGCGCTGACGGTGAAGCACTCCCTCGCGCCCTTACCACTCTTTGATCGCCTGAATGACAAGGGCCAATAGCGGCCGCAACCAAGGAGAGATGAGAAGATGAACTACGCTCAGCAAACGACGGTGGCGGCTTCGGCAATCGGATACGGCGAGCAAACCGCTGCCCAGACTACTCCCTCCAACCCTTCATACTTCGGCACGATCGTCCAGCGGGCAGACGATCTAGTGCGGGTTGCCACTGGCGTCGAATACCTCGTGGAACGCCTTCTCGGGGCGATCCCCCAAGACGCCAGCAAAGAGCCTGTCGAGCCGATGATTGGTGGCCTGTTCGGGGATGCCTACGCGGCGGCGCGGTCTATCCAGACATCGACGCAGCGCATCACCGTTGCCCTGCAACGCCTCGAAAAGTCGCTGCCGTAGGAGGCGACATGTCTAGCCAGGAAATTCCTATCGGCGTGCATGCCGAGATTGTCACCCGCCGCGATGCAATCTTGGCCAGCAATCGGCTGAGTCCCTATGCGGTGGCACGCATCACCGGGCTGCCTGTGCGCTGGGAGGCACACGTACAAGCGAAACCGGCCGTCTTGGCTCCATCGCGCCGGCCCAGGTCAGCAAGACGCCTAGGCCGCATCTACGGGCTTCCTGCGATAGCTCAGGCAGCGGCCCAGGTCTGGGGCACGACGCTGGAGGCGATGCGGGAGAACCGGCGGATGGGCGTGAATGCCTTCGCCGTGTTCACCGCCTGCCGGCTGGCCCGGGAATTTTCCGGCGCCCATCACAAGGAGATCAGCCACTTCTTCGGCCGGCAGAATGGCAAATCCGCCTACGAGTGGTGCGTGCGGGACGGCCAGCTTTCCAAGACCGACGTGGTTTACATCGCGCGCTATGCCGAGACGAAGAGGCTGCTGACCGGAACGCTATCATGAGCCAATCAGCAAAGAACCCTATCGCCCGTGTCGGGCAATGGATGCGCACTGACCATAACGACAAGGGTGATCTTGAAACATCCGTCGTGTGCCACGGGATGTCGTTCAAGCAATACGACCACTACCTCCAGTTCCGAATGACTCTTTCGCAGGCTGACGCTCGCCGTCGCGCGCTGGAGGACAACCGATGAAGCTCAAGCTCCCCATCAACCCCATCCCGGTGGTTCTCAGCGATGAGTATATCGCGGCGCTGAAGGCCAAGCCGCTCTCCAAGTACGGGAACAAGCCGCAGGTTGTGGATGGTGTTCGCCACGCTTCAAAGGCCGAGCAGAAGCGCGACTGGGACCTGCACATCATGGAGAAGCGCGGGGAGATCGTAGACCTCAAGCGCCAGCCGCGTTTTCCGCTCGTCGTGAACGGCCAGCTCATCTGCATATACATCTCCGACTGGAGCTATCGGATTGTACTCGGAACAGGCGAGCCGGGCCATCTGATTGCCGAGGATCGCAAAGGTTTTCAAACCCGCGACTTCAAAATCAAATTCAAGCTCGCCAAGGCACTGCACTCGGAAATCGAATGGAGGATCTCATGACCGACGACGCTGATGGCCACGCTCTCGCTTGGCTCGATTTCGAGTGCGAACGTGATTACTTCGGTCAGAAAAATGCCGTTCACCTGCGCGAGATGATCGGCCGCCTGCGCATCGAAGCTTCCGCCTACCGCAGCGGCATGGATATCAACGCCGAGAAGACCAAGAAAACCCCGTCTATCGATTGGGCGCGGCCATGAGCGACATCGTGGAACGCCTTCTCAAAGAGGCCGACGACTGGTGGCACCAAGACAGAAAGCCGGCAACGATCTTGCGCGAGGCCGCCGAAGAAATTGGGCGCCTACGCAAGCGGCTGGCGGCTGCGAACGATCCGACCACCAACAGCAAATCCACGGACTGGTCGGAAGGGAGTGCCATGCCATGACCATCCTCACCGACGCGCAGGAAGCGCTGGCGTATTTCTTCCCATACTCCGGGCGCAAACATTACAACGCCCTCAAAGCCGCCCTCGATCTCCTCGCCAAGTATCAGGAGGAGAGTGGGGAGCATACTCCTGCCTCAACACCTGTCCGTGAAGGCCTTATGGGGCCCAAGAAAGATCCCGAGCTTGAGCGTCTTTTAGTGAAGGCCCGCGAGTGGTGGGAGACGGCGACGCCAGAGCAGCAAGAAAAAATGCTTCAGCAACAGCGCGCCTCGTGGGCTCGCCAGATGATGGATTAGGTCATGACGCGCCGTTCTGCGCCGCCCAGCGGCCATCGGGAGTATGAACTCAAATCATCCCGCCCCCTCGATCTCACCGTGGAGGAGGTGTGCGAATGCGAAGCCCGCGCTAAGCGCCGGACGGAGCGCTCGGCCTTCAGTCAGAGTTTCGACAAATATTTCGTTCTCGAACTCAACGCCAAGGTCGAATCCAAGCGCCTCGCCAACGCCGATCGTTACTCAACTGGCCGTGTCGTACCCGGCGTCAACGGTGTGCCGAACAATGCGGCGCTCGTAGATCCTGACGACTTCAGCGGGGGTGGGTGATGGCCTGGCAGATCTACGCGATCGTCACCGCACTCCTGGTGGGCTTCGTGTGCCTGATGATCTGGCCTCCTGGGGGAAGATCTGGGGGAGATGGGTAATGGATATCTTGACGGCCATGTTGGTCACTGTTTCACGCGTCTCTATCGATGTTGATCCGACGCCTGAGGCGCTCGTAGCGCTGGCTGACCGGATCGAGAACGGCGCAAATCCCAAGACTGAATGGTTGATGCTGGCGATGCTCTGCCGACGCGTCGCTGCCTTGGAGAGCAAATCATGACCAGCACCAGCTTCGACGGCGCCACATTTTCCGAGTCCAGGGACGGCTCACGTCTGGCGAGCCAGCTTGCCGATGTACGCACGTGCCTTCGTGATGGGTGCTGGTGGGGGTTGGACGACATCCAGTCCCGCACGGGTCACCCGCAAGCCAGCATCAGCGCCAGGATTCGCGATCTCAGGAAGACGCGCAATGGCGCCCATACGATCGAGCGCCGCTATCTGCACAATGGGCTGTGGCAATACCGCCTCAAATTACCGCTTGGTCAGCTCTCGCTGGGGCTGATGTGATGACCGAGAAAACAGGCTGGCTCCTCTACAGCGAGGACAGGCGGGTATCCTTGTTCCTCGAGGACGGCGACGAGCGCCTGAAGGACCCGCTGCTTCCCGCGCTGCGCATCAGGACGACGGTGCTGCCCTTCGAGGAATTCTTGGAAGCGTGTGCGAGGGACAATGGCACGAATTAGGACGATCAAGCCGGGCTTCTTCACGAGCGACGACGTTTGCGCTCTGAGCCCCCTCGCACGGCTTTTGTTCATCGGTCTGTGGTGCGAGGCGGATCGAGAAGGCCGGATGGAGTGGAAGCCGCGGACCTTCAAGCGCTCTTACCTGCCGGACGACATCGTCGATCCCGATGCCGTCGCCGGCGAGCTCGTCAAGCAAGGTGTGATTATTATTTACGGTCAAGGACTTGCCTACATTCCATCCTTTCGCAAGCACCAGATTGTGAATGCACGTGAGTCGGCATCGAAATTACCAGACCCGCACGTGCAAAAGCAAGACGCAACCGTGCATGGCAATGAAGAGCCGGTGCAAGAGGATGCGCAGACGGGTGCGTGCACCGACATGCATATGCATACACCGACCAACACTGTGGGGAAGGGAAAGGAAGAGGAAGGGAAGGGAAAGGAAGTTAGAGAGAATCTTACTGAGGAGAGAGGCGCGCTCGCTTTCGCGAACGCCGCACCCCCTGACCTAGCCATACCGGATTTTTTGAAGAGGACAAGCAATGCGAAAGCTGATCGACGTGTGGAGACCGCACTGGGAGACGATCAAGGCCAACCGGCTGAAGGAGATCCTGGCCGAACTCGAAAGGCTGGGAGTGCCGGCCATTGCCTGCCAGCCGATTGGACGGCGAGTGCCGAGCAACTCGAATACGCCCGGGCCCAAGGATGTGACCCCGCTGTAGTAGCGTTGGATTTTTCGCAACATTTCTGGGCGAAAGCTGGTCCCGATTCGAAGGCTCGTGACTGGAATTCCCGCTTTCAACGCTGGTGTCGGCGCGACGCGGAGTTCCGCAGCAATCGCCCGAACGGAAGCGGCAAGCCGAGTTGGGAGAAGGCGCACGAGGCTGAGATAGACGCGATCATTGCACGCGGCGAAGGGGGCTCGGCATGACCATCTCCGAGCTTCTCAAGCGCATGGCGAGCATCTATCCGGGCTTCACGGCCGCTGCACTGGAAGCGCTGAGTTCGGTCTATCGGGCGCGGCTCGGCAAGGTCGAGGGCCCGCATCTGGCAGACGCGTTCACGCATGTGGCGGCCAACTTCAACCCGACCGCCCGCAAGCCGTTCCCGATCGCCAAGGATTTCGAGGAGCAACTGCCGAGCAGTTCCCTGCATGCGAAGCCCGACGACAGCCTCGACCGCTGGGGCCCGCCGATTCGCAGCCGTATGGACGCCCGAGCGAAGGTTATCCCGGAGATGGTCGAGGCGTGGACGCAGCGCCAAGGCCTGAAGATCGAGCAGGCGAGGGGGTGGATGGTCGCGGCGGCCTGTGGTCATGAAGTTCACCAGATTGCCTCACAGCGCGGCTGGAGCGGACGTGCCAGCGATATCTTGCTGACTGCCGAGCAAATCAAGCTGTGCGAGGACCGCGCTGTCAGTTCCGAGCGCTCGCTGCGATTCGGCCCACCGCCGGCGGACAGGGAAGTTTGGGAAACGCAGATGGCCGAGTGCCGCGCCGCGGTGAGATCAGGCGAGCGGCCCAAGCGCAAGGGCAGCATCCGAAAGATGGGGCAGCAATCGCAGGCCGCCGAATAACCCGCGGTGCGGGGTATGTCTGAACAGATGGAGATTGAGGGCATACGCGTGGTTTAAGGGCGTTCAGTGAAGGCATTAGGGAGAAAGACATGAGCAAACCAAAACACATCAACGTCTTTGGCAGGAAGCACGCATATGTCGGCAATCCGTCGCCTGAAATGCTTAAGCGCATGCAGGAACTTCTTGAAGACGTGGCGATGGGCAAGGTGCAATTGCCCGATCTTGAGGAACCCGAACCACCGAAACCAGAGAGGGAAAACTGATGACTGGCAATGTTCTTGAGCCCCGCAAGGCGGGTGATCAAATTGGAGAAACTCAAACCACGGCGCGTCCGGACGATCCATGGCATGAGGCCGCCGTGATCATCTATGATGAACTACGCCCGGGGATCGAGCTTCTCCAATTGCAAGGCGTCCCGGGATATGAAACGGAGCACCTTATCCTCTCCAATAGTCTATCCAATGGCCTGCGATTTCAGCTGTGGGAAGATGCATCGGATGACGATGATAGCACTGAGATCGCACATTTCCATGTGATGGCGCGTTCCACCGCGTTGCTAATTGCGGCGCGGTTGACCAGTTGGGCGAACCGCATCGCCGACCCTCCCGATTCCACCAAGATATCTGAGCAATAATCGACGTGCAGCAAATACCTGTGCGAAGCCACCCCCAACCCCCGAGGGCAGCGGAATGAAGACCAACGCAGAAGCTGCGCGCGAAGCTGACGAGATGATGCAGATGATCAAAGTGCGCGACCGCGAAGCGCGGTTCAACGAACTCGCCGCCCACAACGCTGAATTACGGCTGCGTATCTCCCTGCTCAAAGCGCACATCGCGAATCTCAGCTCTATGCTTTGTGACGCGATGCGGCAGGAGGGTGGCTTCAAATGACGAGCAATTCCAATGGCTAACGGGCGTATCTGGACGCAGGAGCATACCGACACGATGACCAGAATGGCGGGGCATTACACCGACGCGGAGATTGCGGGCCAGACGGGACATTGTATCGACACGGTGAGGAAGCGGCGTGTTTTGCTGGGCTTGCCGGCCGGCAAGCGCGAGGACTGGACCCAGCGGAGATGGCGGGAGAACGACAAATGACCAAGGAGCAAGCGATCGAGTGGGGCGAGAAGATCCTCGTTGCCGAGATTTCCGGCGACTGGAACGACTCGCTTGAATGCATCGAATGCGCTGACCTGTTCGAAGCGATCCGCATCATGCTTGGGCTGGCGAGGGCGCATGACAAACTGGATTAAGGGCATGGCCCTCGCGCCAATGGACCGCCGCATAATCAAAGCCTTTGGCATTGCCACATGGCCTGATGGCACAGAGCATCCCGAGATGCGCTTTATCTGGCGCGACTGGCGGGAGATGCCCGCGGCGACCATTGAAGAGCCCAAAAAGGTGATCCGGCTGGATGAGACATGGGAGCCGCAGGTGCCACACCCCTTTCGCCCGACGCATTGGGCAGAGGCCGACAAGCCGCCGCTGGATGGCATGGACGCATGGCTGGAGAAAAAGGTGGCGCCCGCTCTGGAGGCTGGGACTGCCAATGCGTCGGAGGGGCTCGCCATGTTCATTAGAGGCCTGCCAAGCGCTAAGTCGGACTCGGAGGCCCACTGATGCACTTTTCAGTGATCATCGCCTCCAGAGGCAAGCCAGAGCAGGCTAGGACAGTCGCCGGCGCCTGCCTGATGCTGGCGAGCGGGGAGCATGAGGTTGAGATTGTCTTCGCGATCGATGACGACGACGACAATGAGCGCGCCTATAGGATCGATGCAGGTCCAATTGACGCCGTGATCGATTCACGTCCTCGTCCTCCCGGCATAACCGAATGCTGGAACCGCTGCATACCTAGCGCGGTGGAGCGGGGGGCGGATGTGATCCTGGCGCTGCCTGACGATGGCCTGATGAGCTGCCCGAATTGGGACGCGCACATAGCCCGTTACATGGCGCAAATTGATACGCGCCTCGGCGTGATGGCTATGCACGACAGCGCGAATCCGGGACAGGCCACGATCCTGCTGGCGCACAAGGACTGGATCAAGCTGGCGGGTTTCTTCGACTCACGTTACGCATTTTGGTGGGCTGACACTGCCATCAATGAGACGTTCTCTTTCGTGACCGGCAAGGGGCTGCCCATAATTGGCGGAGGAGGGGTCACGACGCGGCCGGGCAACTTCAACCCGCGCATGCGTGACATGGCGAGCTGGTGGGCATTTTATGGTGCTTCCCGACGCGAACGACTGCAGGTTGCGAAGATGATCCGCGACGAGCTCGGCCTACCCGAACCTGACCTCAAGCGCATCGTGGCAGAATGGCAACACCACGATCGCATGGGCCTGCCGGCGAGTGAGGAGATCGTGGCGAACCTGCCTAACCCAAAGGCGCCCGATGATGCCTACAGATCTGCAAAAGCGCACATAGACGCCTACATGCGCGATCCTGTATCATCGGCAGATGCGTATGTAGCGTCTGGGGTGTGGCGTATCCTTTAAGTCCTTGGAGAGACTCATGAAAACGCTCATTCTATCAGCAATCGTTGCGTGCATCGCGGTCCCGGCTGTGGCGCAGGTCTACCGCCCGCAGCCGACGCCGTTGCCCAACATGCAGCAGCCGATCTACCAGCCGCCGGCTCCGCAGCCGATCTACACGCCCCCATACAATCCTCCGATGCAATACCAGCCTCTACCCCAGCGGACGGTATGCCAGGTGATCGGCAACATCGTTTATTGCAATTAGTTTCACGTGAAACACTCGCCGTAACGATTTCGGTTGCAATCCAAAAGCCAAAAAAGGTCACTTAGCTGTCGATAGCCACTATTTACGGGCATCGACATGGCTTCGGCCCTCGTTACGGAACTGGCCCATCTCGCGGGGCATCTTGAGTTAGCGGCAGATCCTACTGCTGCGCGCGAGGCTGCGCTCCTCCGCAAAGCGATCGCGGCCATCAACGGATTGACGGACGAACTCGCTCCGTACCGTGCATTCCACAGCGACGCCAAGAGCTACGCGCAGATTGATTGGTCCAAGGTTAGCACTCCGGATTGGAAGCCTGACGAGCCAAACGCCCATGTAGAGGGCGCGCCGGTATGACATCCGGGCTCGCAGCATGGATGACTGGCCAGCAGATGGCGGCCAATAACGCCGTCAATCCTCAATACACAGCATGGCTTGCCGAGCAAGAGCGTGCTGAGGCGCCGACGCGCTATCTCGATCCATACATGGCGGCCACTGGCGAATTCCTTGAGTTCAATCAAGGAGTTGCGTTGTGAGCGCAGTCGCTGCCGAGCCTTTCTCCGTAACGCAGACAGGCCCACTGAAGGGCAAGGAAGCCCAAGCCTGGATAGAGGCACAAGCACGCATCGCAACTGACGCAGGCGCCCGCTGGCAGCGTGTAACGAAGAAAGACGACGGCAGCCTCCTGCATGAGGCATGGGAAACCAGGCCGGAGGACGAAGGCAAGCCGCGCTGGGCGAAGAAGGGCAAGACCTGATGTTCCTGCCGGTATCGCGCCTGACTGACCTCAGCCGCACATCGACTGTCGATCGCTTGCCCGATTGGTTCGAGCCATTGCCTCAGCCGCGGCTCCTGACTGAGCGTGAAGCTGTAGATATTCAGTGGCTTGCCGAGCATCTGGATGAGCAATCCGATGCCTGACGGATCCGACACACCGCGCCCTCTCTCCGACTTGCGCCCCTGCCGCGTGGTTACAAGCGCGCCATTTCTGATCCCGTTTCCGACTGCGTGGAGCGCGACAGTTAGAGATGATGGCTGCCTGATCATCATCGACATAGAGGGGCTGATTCTCGGAGCATTTGCACCAGGTTATTGGCAATCGTTGATCCCGATGCACGGCCAGCATGAGTAAGCCCGCATCCGACACACCCAAAGGCAAGCTGCGCGTCTGTCCTGTTTGCTCAGCAAAGACACTAGACCGTGATGGCTTCTGCCAATGCGGCCTTGAGGATTATGGGCGCAAGCAGCCCCACCTGATGGATGTTGTTCTTTGGATCAAGACAGCGGGGCTGCGCGGAGATCGCAAGCTTTATTGGGCATCCAAGTCTCTCAAAGAGATGGAAGCGCGCGGCGACAAGCCGATCTTCATCACCGCCAAAGACCTCAAGGCAAACGCCTGATGGCCAAGCCCGCATCCAAGATCGGCCCGCGTAAAGCACCGCTATCACCTCGCCGCGCCAAGTTCGTGGATGAGTACGTAAAGACCGGCATCGGAGCAGAAGCCGCACGCCAGGCAGGCTATTCCGACAAGTCCGAGGGCGCCAAAGTCACAGCATCCGTGCTCTTAACCAATCCTAACGTGAAGGCAGAGATCGAATATGGCCTCGCTCGCATAGCTCGACGCCAAGAGATCTCCGCCGAACGCGTAGTCCAAAGACTAGCACATCTATCAGATAGAGCTGAAGACGCTGGACAATACGGTGCAGCAGCCCAATGCGAAGTAGCACTCGGCAAGCACCTCAACCTGTTCCAAGAGACCAAGGTAAACCTGAACATAGATGCATCAGGGTCACATCTGGCCGCTCTCCTCGCATTGGCCGAGCGCAGGAAGAGCAAGGTTATCGAGCACGAGCCTGGCCCAGATAGCGATTTGTCATAATGTCGATTATGCAATCGCACACGTTATATCCCAATGATATCAATGGGTTACGTGCACGCAGGCTCTGCAACATATCGAGTCAACGCAGCTTGGCACATCATGTAGTGGGTCAACGCAGCGCGCGGGGTGGGATCGAGCGTGGCCTGGCAGGGCTGGACGTAGGGGATCTGGGCGGCTTTAGGCCCCCCTATCCGGGTCGAAGGTGGTCGCGCCGGAATTGTTATAGGCACCCTCTCGCTCTACTCGCTTCCCGCTGTGAAAAAACACAGAAAAATCCCAATGAAATGGGGCTTTCGCTGTGATCAGGATCAATGGGGACCCCATCGACGGCCGCACAGGTTTTGCTGTTCCTGCGCCGAAGAAGGCTGAGAAGACTGATGTTTCGGGGCTGATCAAGCGGATAGCTGATCTTGAGGCTGAGAATCGAGAGCTTAGGGCTCGCGTTGCTGAATTGAGCGCCAAGAGTGACACAACGCATCCGAGTGATATCACTCATGTAATCGAGCGTGACACAACGCTCCGTGTTCGTCATGCGGCTCGCCAGAAGGCCTATCGGGCTCGGAAGGCGGCGTCCCGATGATGAACGTCATCGAATACTTTCTGGTGTTCGTTGTCGCTTCGGCTGGTCTGTGCGCTGCGGCCCTGGGCGCTCTCCTGTTCTGGGGGGTATTTTTCCATGGCTAGGGCGCGCACGGTGAAGCCGTCCACCCGGAGCCGCGAAATCGAACCGGCTCCGCCGGTCATCGGGCTGCAGCCGATTGGCGACCCGGCAGAGGCCTATGCCTCGTTCATCGAGGTCTACGAGAAGGACCCTGAGGGCTTTGTCGAGGATGTGCTGGGGGTGAAGACCATCCAGCCTTGGCAGCGGCAGGTCATGCGGGCGGTTGCGACTGGCAAGCGGCGCATCTCGATCAGGGCCGGGCATGGCGTTGGGAAGTCGGCGGTTTGCTCCTGGATCCTGATCTGGTTCTTCGTGACGCGGTTTCCGCAGAAGAGCGTGCTGACGGCGCCGACGGCCAGCCAGCTTTTCGATGCGCTGTTCTCCGAGGTCAAGAAGTGGGTGGGTTCGCTGCCCCAGCCGGTGCGGGACACCATGGAAGTGTTTTCCGATCGCATTGTCCACCTGAAGGCGCCGGAGCGCTCGTTCATGACGGCCAAGACGGCCTCGAAGGAGAAGCCCGAAGCGATGTCGGGCGTTCATGAGGAGAATGTGCTCCTGATTTGCGACGAGGCCTCGGCCATCCCGGAGGAAGTCTATGAAAACGGTTCCGGTTCCATGTCGGGCGCAAATGCCTGCACCATCCTCATCTCCAACCCGACCCGAAACAGCGGACTCTTCTTCCGTACCCACCATGATCTCAAAGCACATTGGCATACCATGCACGTTTCGTGCGTGGGCAACCCTCTTGTCACCCCGGACTTTATCAATCAAATCGCGAACACCTACGGGCCTGACTCAAATCGTTACCGAGTGCGAGTCCTCGGAGAATTCGCGACGGCTGAAGATGACGTTCTGATCGCTGCCGAGCTTGTCGATGCGGCGATGATCCGCGATGTCTTTCACAATGTAGCGGACCCTCTCAAGTACGGCCTCGACGTTGCGCGCTTTGGCGACGATCGCTCGGTCCTGGTCAAGCGCCAGGGCAATGTCGTGCTGGAGATCAAGTCGTGGCACGGCAACGATTTGATGGAGACGACGGGGCGTGTTGCTGCGGAAGCCCGGATCGATAAGCCGACCGAGATTTGCGTGGACAGCATTGGCATGGGCGGCGGCGTTGCCGATCGGTTGAGGGAACTGAAGTTCAACGTCCGCGATGTCAACGTTTCCGAATCGAGCGCGATGAACCCGGAGGCCGCGAAGCTGCGTGACGAGCTTTGGTTGTCGGCAAGGGACTGGTTCAAGACCCGGGCGGTCAAGATCCCGAAGAACGACGATCTGCGGCAGGAGCTTTGCTCGCCGACCTACACCTACCTTTCCAACGGAAAGACCAAGGTCGAAGCCAAGGCCGAGATGAAGAAGCGCGGACTGCGGTCCCCCGATCTGGCCGATGCGCTCTGCCTCACCTTTGCCGGAGAAGCCGCCGTCGTCGGTGGCCGCGTCTCGCGCTGGATTCCCGGAGTCGCGTTAAAGCGCGGAATTCGCGGCATTGTATGACCCGCGACCGCAAACAACTCCGGCTTATCAACCAGGCGGTTGAGCCTTCCGTCCGGCTCTGGCGCGCGGTGCTCGACGGCGACGTGCGCGCTCGACGGTGCAATGCGGCATGGGTACGTGACGAAAGCCCGGTCTTCGGCCCCGGCTCGAAGAATTACATCATCTTATGCGCGGCCGCCGCTGTGGACCCTGGCGACGCTTGGCACACCCTCACGGGAGATATCTGATGAGCAACAACCTCGGCAAGATGCACGACGAATTCGTGAACCAGTACGTCAGGGAAAGAGGACCTTATCCGGACGGCGAGCGCGGATTCAAGGAAGCAAAAGCCATGCGGCTGCGTGCGATCGAAGAGTGGGAAAGGAAGAAAGATGAACAACCTCGGTAAGATGCACGACGCCTTCGCCAGGCACAACAGCTCGGTGGGAAACGCCGCCGGCGTCAAGACCATGCTCGGTGACAAGAACCTGATGCCCGGCAAACCCCAGACGCCTGCGCAGCATAATTCCGTCGTCAAGGCGGCCAAGGCCTCGGCGGCAAAGCGCACGATCAACTCCGGCCTGCCGTCTCCTCCGACGATGCCCGGCATGGCGCCCGCCAAGTTCGGGACCAAGAAAGTCTTCTGATGGACCGCCGCGGCCCTGTGAAAGGACTTCTGGCGCCGGCTGACGAGACGGCGTTTCAGACGTTCATGGCGTTCAACCCACAGGTCCGTGATTGGAAAACCGCGTTCGGCAACAAGTATGGCGAGCAACCGAATCTCACGGACGATCCGACCTACGACTATCGCAAGGCCTACATGGCCGGCAATAGGCCGGTTCCCGTTGCAAGCGACAACATCCCGCACTGGGGATCCGAGGGCAAGGCAGACACGCATCCCACCGAGTGGATGCAGCTCTTCATGCAGAAGTTCGGCGTCGATCCAACAACGCTCGGCAGTTTCACCCCGGAAATGCAGCAGTTCATCCAGCAGCAGATTCAACAGACGCAGCCGACTGGCGGCCTCTTGGGAGGCCCATGATGGCTTTTACCGGCATAGGCTTGGACGCGCCCTCCATTCCTGTCGATACGGGCGTGGACAATGCCGACTATACGGCGCGCCGCTCGCGTAACGAGATGAGCGACGAGGACTTCGCCGTCGCCGTCGTCTCTGCCCAGCGCAACTCCGTCGATTATATCGATGGCTTCGTCGCCCCCGAGAGAGCGCGAGCACTCTGTGCCTACAAGGGCGACAATTTCGGCAGCGAAGAGGGACGCTCCTCGATCGTGCTCACGGAGGTGCGCGATACCGTCCTCGCAATGATGCCGGCTCAGATGAGAATCTTCACCTCGTCGGACCAGATCGTCCAGTTCGCCGCCAACAATGCCGAGACGGTCGAGCTTGCCGAGCAGCAGACCGATTACATCAACCACGTCTTCTACAACGACAATCCCGGCTTCGAAATCCTCTACAACGCCATCCGTGACGCCCTGGTGAGCAAGATCGGCATCATCAAGTGGCGCTGGTCCGAGGATACCACGATCACCGCGGCTGACTTCACCGCCCTGACCGAAGGTGCGCTGGCAATCCTCAAGAGCGATCCAGATGTCACGATCACCAAGATTCGCGGCCGCACGGCCGATGGCTCCGACGACATGTCAGGGCAGCTTCCCGAAACGGTCTACGATGTTTCCATCAAGCGCTCGAAGTCGAAAGACCGTGTCGTTATCGAAGCGCTTCCTCCAGAAGAGTTCCTGATCGCCCGCGACGCGCGCGACATCTACACGGCGTCCTATGTCGGACATCGCGCGATGAAGACACGCAGCGATCTCATCGCCATGGGCTACGACCCGGAGGACATCGACGAGAACGACGGAGGCGGCGAGGCCTTCATCATGAACTACGAGGCGCAGGCTCGTAATCCCGCGATCAATACCTTCACCCAGCAGGAACGCGACGACCCCTCGATGAGGGTCATCCTCTACGTCGAGAACTATATCCGCATCGATCGCGACGGCGACGGCATTGCCGAGCTTCATCGTGCCTGCACCATCGGCAACAAGGTCGTGCACGACGAAATCATAGACGAGGCGCCGTTCGCCCTGTTCTGCGCGGTGCCCGAGCCGCACATGGCCATCGGCGAGTCGGTTGCCGACCAGACGATGGATCTCCAGCTCATCAAGTCCAACATCCTGCGCGGTACCCTCGACAGCCTCGCGCTTTCCGTCACCCCACGGAGCTGGATGGTCGAGGGGCAGGTGAATTCCGACGACATGATGAACACGGAGATTGGCTCCATAATTCGCATGCGCCAGGTCGGCATGGCCGGCGAGTTCAACACGACCTTCGTGGGCCAAGCGTCGCTGCCGATCCTCTCCTACATGGATCAGGTCGGCTCCAAGCGCACCGGCGTTTCCCCTGCCAGCGCCGGCCTCGATCCCGATGTCCTGCAGAGCACCACCAAGGCCGGCGTCGATGCCACCGTGAACGGCGCGCAGGAGCGAAACGAACTCATCGCGAGATTGCTGGCCGAATCCGGCATGAAGCACCTCTTCAAGGGTCTCCTGAAGATGGTGGTGAGGCACCAGGACAAGCCGCGCACGGTAAGACTCACAGGCAAGTGGATCGAGGTGGACCCGCGCTATTGGGATGCCGATCTCGACGTGATGGTCAACGTCGCCCTTGGAAGAGGAACTGATGCCGAGCAGACGCAGTTCTTCATGATGGTGGCGCAGCAGCAGTCCGCGGTCATCCAGCAGGTCGGACCGGTCAACCCCCTCTGCGGTGTGGACAAACTCCGCGCGACCTACGCCAAGATCCTGAACCTGCAAGGCGTGAAGGACACCACGACATACTTCAACGAGATCAATATGGAGCAGCTCCAGCAGCAGATGGCGCAGCAGACCAAGCCGCCCGATCCGACCACTATGCTTGCCCAGATCGAGGCGCAGAAGGTCCAGCTTCAAGGCCAGAAGAACCAGGTCGATGCCGCCCAAAAGCAGGCCCAAATGGCGCAGGACGCCCAGCTAAAACGCGACGAGATGGAGTCGCAGGCGGCCATCAAGCGCGAGCAAATGACCATGGAGAACCAGACCAAGCAGGAGCAAATGCGCCTGGATGCCATGATCCGGCTCGCGGAGATCGAAGCCAAGTACCAGACCCAAATCGATACCGCGCATATCGAGTCGATCATCTCCCACGACGAGGCGATCGCGACCGGGCAGCAACAGGCGGAAGTGACCAAGCACGGCAACCTCGCCAGCGCGCTGAGCAACGTCCTCGGCGAGCACATCAAGGCCAACGCGCCGCAACCCCAGTCGCAGGCCGGCAATGCTTGAAGCTGATTTCATCCGCGAGGTCGAGGACTTGGCGCACAGCGAAGCGTTCGAGGAAATCCTTGTGCGCCTGGAGAGCAACTTCGTCGAGAAGTGGAAGACGGACAAGACCACCGACGAGCGGGAGAAAACCCATGCTCTGGTGCTGGCGGTCGGCGCCATCCGGACGGAAATCGAGTCGATCGCGCGAGACAAGCAGTTCACCGCCTACAACAAGCGCCGCACGTTGCGGTTGCCAACAAACTGAGGTAACATGGCTACCACCGTCGATACGGCGCAAGCCACCGACCTTCAAGGCGCAGCCACTGCCTTCGAAGGCATTCTCGCCCGCGAGGACAACGAGAACCCCGAGACGGAATCAACTGCGGAGGCTTCGAAAGAAGCGAACGAGGCCGAATCAACCGAGCAAGAGACGCCCGCTGAGGAGCAATCCGAAGAGGGTAGCGAGGGAGAAGAGGCGTCGGCCAATGATGAGGAGCAAGAGGAGGCTGCCCCGTCGCCAGCGCTCGTCGCCGTCACCGTAGACGGTAAGACCGAGCACCTGCCGATCGAGGAAGTCGCCAAGGGCTACCAGCGTCAAGCCGATTACACGCACAAGACCATGGCGCTCGCCACCGAACGGAAATCGTTCGAAGGAGAACGCCAGCAGGTGGCACAGGAACGCGCCCAGTACGCGCAGCTTCTAACGGCACTCCAGGTTCAGCTTCAGCAACCGGAACCGAATTGGCAGGCGCTCCATGACGCGGATCCGGTGGAGTATTTGCGGCAGAAGGACATCTGGCGAGATCGGCAGGACCGGGCTGCGGCGGCGCAGTTCGAATTGCAGAGGACCCAGTCCCTACAAGCCCAGGAACAGCAGGCGAAGCTCTATCAGGCGGTCAACGAAGGCAGGCAGAAGCTTGTCGAGCTGGTCCCCGAATGGAAGGACGCCAAGAAGTGGGAAGCTGATCGCGTCGGTCTCCTCAACTACGGCAAGAAGCTTGGCTTCACCGACGAGGAACTAGGTCAGACCTACGATCCGAGAGCCGTGATCGCCCTTCACAAGGCGAGGAAGTACGACGAGCTGATGGCCAACAAGCCCAAGCCCGTCGCCAATCGTGGCCCTCAGGTCCTGCCCGCTGGTTCCAGCAACGCTACTCCAAGAAATGCCTCTGCCGGGTCGAAGGCGAAGAACCGTCTCGCTCAAACCGGCAGCGTGCGTGATGCGGCTGCTTATTTCGAAGCAACCATGGAGTAGCCTTCAATGGCCATCGTTACCAACACCGTCACCCGATACGATGCTTATAGAAGCATCCGGGAAGACCTCGCCGACATCATCTACAACATCTCTCCGGTGGACGTGCCATTCATGTCCAACATCGGACGCGACAAGGCCAAGAGCACCTTCACCGAGTGGCAGACCGATTCGCTTGCTGCCGCGACCACGGCGAATGCCCAGCTCGAAGGCGATGACGTGGTTTCCACGTCGGGCGCGCAGACCATGACGAACCGCGTCGGCAACTACACCCAGATCAGCCGCAAGCTGATCGAAGTGTCGGGCACCGTCGAGGCCACCGACAAGGCCGGCATGCGCTCCGCTCTCGCCTACTTCCAGGCGAAGGCCGCTGCTGAGCTCAAGCGCGACATGGAGAGCACCCTTACCGGCGGTCAGATCGCAGTCATCGGCAATACGACCGTGGCTCGCCAGACCGCCGGTCTCGGCGCCTGGATCATCACCAACTACACCCCGGGTACGGGCACGGTTGGCGCGGCTCCGGCGATGTCCTCGGGCTCCGATGGCTATCCCGCGACCGCGGCGGTTGCCGGCACCACGCAGACCTTCACCGAGACCCTGCTGAAGGCCTCGATCCAGAAGGTATGGACGCAGGGCGGCAGCATCAGCGATTGCTTCCTCATGGTTGGTCCGGCGAACAAGCAGTTCGTCTCGACCTTCACCGGCATCGCCACGCGCTACCGTGACGTTGCGCCGGGCAAGCAAGCCTCGATCGTCGGCGCCGCGGACATCTACGTGTCCGACTTCGGCACGATCAACGTGGTTCCCAATCGTTTCCAGCCGGAGAAGTTCGGCTACATCGTGAACCCGGAATATGCCTCGGTGGCGTACCTCCGGCCCTTCCAGACGATCAACCTCGCGCAGACGGGCGACGCCCAGAAGCGAATGATCCTGGTGGAATACGCCCTCAAGGTGCGCGCCGAGAAGTCGATGGCGAACACAGCCGATCTGAAAACTTCATATCCCTGACCAGAAGGGAGGGCCCAGCCTCAAGTCACTCGCAAGAGCGTCTTGGGTCCTGGGCCTTCTACCCCGCATGCGCAAAGTAATGGACCACGATCCGACGACCGGCATCTCCCACGTTTTCCACCTGGAAGCGGATGGGACGGCAACGATCACCGCCGAGCAGGATTTTGCGCCGATCGTCGAACTGAACAAGCAGGAATACAACAACACGAACAACGCCCGCTATTCGGAGTGGGACAAGGTCGCGAGCATCCCGCTCACGATCTACAACGACTTCGTGAAGAGCGGCATGGTCAACGACCAGGCTGCTTTGAAGAGGTGGTTGAACGATTCGGAAAACAGGCATTTCCGTACGCGACCGGGGCAAATCTGATGAAGGTCGCCATCTGCTTCCCCGCACGAAATATCGTGGAGACCGGCTTCGCCTTCGACGCGATGAACCTGATCGGCCACACCTGCGCCAATCGGCCCGACATTCAGATCGGAATCTATACCAGCCTAGGAACTCTCATCATCGACCAGCGCTGCAATCTGGCGAAGGAAGCGATGAAGGAGCATGCCGACTACATTCTCTGGATCGACAGCGACATGCGCTTCCCCAAGGACGGCTTGCTTCGCCTGCTGGCTCACAATCGCCCGATCGTCGCGGCGAACTACGTCACGCGCTCGATCCCCGTGGAGCCGATCAGCTTCAACTTCACCGGGAAGGCCTGGGAACGCCAGCACACCTTCGAGCACTCGACGGGCCTGCAGCAGGTCACCGGCACCGGCATGGGCTTCATGCTGACCAGCACCAGGGTCTTCTCTGAATTGGAAGAGCCGTATTTCCACATCGCCTATTCGACGGTCAACAAGACCTTCCACGGCGAGGATATGTTCTTCTGCCAGAAAGCCGCCGAGAAGGGCTTTCCGACCCTCATAGACCACGACATCTCGAAAGAGATCAAGCACATCGGCAGCTTCGAGTTCATCCACGATCACGTCATGGTCGCCAACACCGCGCAGACGGTGATGGAGGAGGTCTCCGGCACCATTGAGATGAATCGGCCGGCAGAGATGGCGGCGGATTGAGATGGCGCTCGCGTCCTACTCCGATCTCCAGACGGCGGTGGCCGATTATCTCAACCGCGCCGATCTGACGAACGTGATCCCCAACTTCGTCACGCTTGCCGAGGCCAAGTTCAATCGGAAGCTCCGCGTCATCAACATGGAGACGCGCTCCAACGGCACCATAGGGACCGAGTTCGCCAGCGTTCCGACCGACTATCTGGAGACGCGCTCCTTCAAGCTGCAAATGGGCTCGTCGTGGCTGCCCAATCTCCAGTATGTCGGAGAAGAGGAAATCGCCGCCATCAAGACGTGCATCCCAACCGGCTTTTCCAAGTTCTACACCATCGTCAACGGCGCCTTCGACATTGTTCCTGCTCCGGGTGCGGGGACGATCTTCGAGCTCAACTACTACGCCCAGATCCCCGCGCTTTCCGTCACCAATACGAGCAACTGGCTGCTGGTGAAAAGCCCCGATCTCTATCTCTACGGCTCGCTGCTTGAGGCCGAGGCGTACCTGAAGAACGACGAGCGCCTGCCGATCTGGTCCGCGGCCTGGCAGAGCACCATCGACGACATGATGCTCGAGAGCCAGCGGGCCAAGGCCTCGGCAATCCAGCTCACGGCGCGACGCAGGAGCTTCGGCTAATGGCTGACAGTTTTACGACCAATTTAAATTTGACCAAGCCCGAAGTCGGCGCCTCCAATTCGACGTGGGGCGGCAAGCAGAATGGCGCTTTCGATATCATCGACAGCATCGCCAATCCGGCGGGCAATGGCTTTCCTGTCGGCCTCAAGATCGGCACGCCGAGCACGACCACCAGCTATATCCTGAACATCGCCGGCACGATGACGGGCACGGGCACCGCCAACCTGCTCGGCATGGCTGCTGTGGACGTGACTGGCTCGACCTTCGGCATCCACGATGCGACAGATTCGACGAAGATCGTCCGTATCTCGGTTGCAGCCATCACGACAGCAAGCACGCGCACCATTTCAATGGTGGATGCGGACATCACGATTGTGGGCGCAGCGAACACCCAGACGATCAGCAACAAGACGCTGACGGCGCCGATCATCAATTCTCCGGTGATCAATACGGCGACCTTGAGCGTTGCCACGACCGGCATTCAGTTTCTCGGCACGACCACGGGAACGATGAGCCTGCTTGCCGTGGCGACGGCCACGGGAACGATGTTGTTTCCGACAATCTTGACGACAGACATTCTTGTTGCGGCAACTGCCACTCAGACTCTTCTGAACAAGACCATCAGCGGGTCGGTCAATACTCTTTCTAACATTCCGTTCACGTCTATTACGGCTCCGACGCCGATCACGAACGCGCTTGGTTCAGATGTCGCCCTCAACAACATAAGCAACTATTTCACCGGCCCAACCGTAGCGCAAGGTTCCACCGGAACGTGGTTTGCGAGCGGCACTGTCACCGTCATTGATACGGGTGGTGCCTCGACGTTCTATGTAAAGCTCTGGGACGGCACGACGGTCATTGCTTCCTGCGTTGTGACCACGGCTGGTTCGGCCAGCAACGCATCCGTCACGCTCGCTGGATACCTCGCCACTCCGGCCGGCAATATTCGTATCAGTGTGCGCGACACGATCGGGACCAATGGGTTCATCCGGTTCAATACCAGCGGCGAGAGCAAAGACAGCACTTTGTTCGCCATTCGGATCGCCTGATGCTGATCCCTATCACCCTTCCTCCCGGCATGGAGCGCAACAACACGCCCTATGACACTCCCGGCCGCTTCTGGGACATGAATCAGGTACGCTGGCAGTCGTCGTCAATCCTGCCTATCGGCGGCTGGCAGCGCACGACCGGGACGGTGCTGGATGGCGCTGTCCGCAAGCTCTTCGTCTATCGCGACAACAGCAACCAGCGCAACACGCTCGTCGGCACGGACAACAAGATCTACGCCGATCAGTCGCCTTACGTGGACATCACGCCTGTAGGTTTCTCGCCGCCGGGGAGTGGCGGTGTGTCCGGCGGCTTTGGCACAGGCCTCTTTGGTGCGGGCACATTCGGCACCCCGCGTGCGGTGTCTCCGCTGTTCGCGCCCTATCTCTTTTACACATTCGCCAACTGGGGCGAGGATGTGATCCTGACGGCGAACAGCGACGGGGTTCTCTACTACTACATCACAGCCACGCCTACGGTCGCTCCGGTCGCCATCGTCGGCGCGCCCACCGGGAACAATGCCGTCGTCGTCACCGACGAGCGTCACGTCATGGCGATCGGTCAGGCCGGCGGCTCCGGCACCTATCGCCGGATCGCGTGGTCTTCAAGCGAGGACACCACCGACTGGAACTTCGCCAGCACGACGAACACGGCCGGCTTCATCGATTTGAACTCGACGAGCCCGCTGCAGAAGGGTGTCAAGGTGCGTGAAGGCATCTTGGTTTTCTCGCTCTCCGACGTGTTCCTCGTCACCTATGTGAGTCTGCCCTATATCTACGGCGCCAGTCGGATATCGGACACGCAGCTTCTCCATCCCGATTCCATCGCGACCTTCAACGGCAAAGCGGTGTGGTTGGATCGCGAGGGCTTCAAGGTCTACAACGCAGGCGTCGTCTCTCCCCTCGATTGCCCGATCCTCGACGACATCATGCAGGAGATGGACCCGGTCTATGGTCCGTTCCGCATCCATGCCTGCCACAACGGCGTCTATCCCGAAATCTGGTTCTTCTACGCGACCACTGGCGAGACCGAGGCCAATCGGTACGTGATCTGGAGCTACGCAGAGAACTGGTGGGCATGGGGCATGCTCGCCCGCTCCGCGATGTCCCCTGCCGAGGTCTATCGCTACCCCTACATGGGGGCGTCCGACGGCAACATCTACGAGCATGAGAACGGCACCAGCGCTGCCGGCATGCCTATGTTCCAGGATACCTTCGCTGAAACGGGCGCGCTTGGTCTGGGCAATGGCGACGGCTTCATCGACGTGAACCAGATGCTGATCGCGACGGGCTTTGGCTTCAACAGCATCAGCGTCACGGCTTTTTCCCAGATGACGCCGGAGGGAACCGAGCGGACGTTCGGCCCCTATTCCCCCCGGTCGGATGGTTACACCGACACCCGCATTAACGGCCGCGAGGCGCGGTTGCGCTTCAATGCCGTGGCGGACGGTCCGTGGGCGGTCGGGAAAGTCCGCGCCGATGTTGCCAACGGAAGAGGAGGGTCACGTCGATGAACGTGAAGCTTCCTCCGGTGATTTCGCAGATGCAGGTTTTCGCGTCGGCCGTTCAACGGGCCTTGAGTGCCGCGGTGGCTTCGAACGAGGCGACGCCGCGCATTCTCCTTCAATCACCGGGAACGGCGACCACGGCCCCTACCATCTACGCGCTCACGATCTCCAATGCCGGCGTGATGACGACCACGCTTGTGGACGGGAAGGACCGGGTATGACGCCCGAACAGAAGATTGCGCTCATTCGCAAGTCGCTGGAGCGGGGCGGTACCCATGAATGGGAGGATTTCCTGCCGGGTCTGCGTACGGGGGCATTCCAGCTTTTCGACAACGACCACGGCGTCTGCCTCACGGAAATCCTCAAGAGCCCGCGCAAGAAGCACCTGCATTGCTGGGTCACGGCAGGCGAGCTTCCCGGAGTGATGGATCTCTCCTCGCGGGTGGAGCAGCACGCCCTCGACCATGGCTGCGACTTCATGACGACGATCGGTCGTTTCGGCTGGGAAGCGATCCTTCCGAAGTACGGATGGAAGAAGACCGACATGGTTTTTACCAAGGAATTGACCCATGGGTAAATCCAGTGGCGGCGGCTCGACTTCAACCCAGCAGCAAACCAGCACGACCTCGCTCCCGGCTTGGGTCGAATCGACCGGCCAGAATAACTATGGCATCGCGCAGGGCGTCAGTCAGAACCTCATGGGGCCTTACACGGGCCAGCGGGTTGCCGATCAGACATCCGGACAGTTGGCGAACGTCGCCGCCCTGCAGAGCAACGTCGGTTCCACGAATCCAGCCTATAGCCTGGCGCAGGACACCGCTGCGGGGCTGACCGGATATCAGCCTTCACAGGTGAATGCGGGTCAGCTCTCGAACACCGATCTCTCCGCCTACATGAACCCGTACACACAGAGCGTGATCAACAATGGGCTCTCGGCGCTGGATGTTCAGCGGCAGCAGTCGCTCAATCAGGTGGGCGATCAGGCGATCTCTTCCAAGGCCTTCGGCGGCTCGCGGCAGGGCATTGCCGAGGGTGTGACGAATGCGGGTGCCGCGACGGCAGCCGGCAATCTCGCATCCCAGTTGCAGGCCGCGAACTTTACGCAGGCACAGGCGGCGGCGACGGGCGACATCAACCGCAATCTGACGGCGCAGCAGAACAACCAGCAGGCCGGCCTGTCGGGGGCCAGCACCCAATTGAACGCCGCGAACGCGCTCGGCACCTTGGCGGGGCAGGGGCAGCAGTCGTTTCTCACCGGCATTGGCGCGGCCTCGGCGGGACAGGACACAATCCAGGCGCAGCAGCAGGCTCAGTTGCTTGCTCAGCAGCAGGCCTATCAGGAACAGCAACAGTTCCCCATCCAGCAGCTCGGCATCCTGCAGAGCGCTCTTGGCCAGACACCCTATGGCCAGACGACGAATACCACCGGGACCTCGACGCAGCCGACAAGCAGCAACGGCCTTCTGTCCGGCTTGGGTGCAGCCAGCGCCGGCATCGGGCTTGCGGGCCAAATTGGTGGCTTGTTCACCAAAGCCGCACCTCTTGCGTTCCTCTCCGACGAACGCATGAAAACAGACAAGAAGAAGCTGGGGCTCGATCCGGAAACCGGGCTTGAGATGTGGAGCTATCGCTACAAAGACGACCCCAAATCGTACCCCAAGGTTGTGGGCCCGATGGCGCAGGACGTGGAGAGCAAATACCCCGGCTCGACGCGAGAGATCGGCGGCAAGCTGGTGATCAGCAACCTTGGTTTCGGCCATGGCTGACGACTTCAAAAAGCGCGCCTACGATTTCTTCGTTGGGAAGGGCTACCCGGCCCACCAAGCGGCGGCGCTTGCCGGCAACGCAGTATGGGAGAGCGGTGGCAATCCCACGATCAGCGGCGACGGCGGGAAGGCCTATGGGACGTTCCAGTGGCATCCCGACCGGCAAGCGGGCCTGACCGACTTCGCCAAGAAGAGCGGGATGGACCCGACCGACACCAATACACAACTCGCGTTTGCCGACTACGAACTGAACAACTCCGAATCCGGTGCCGGCACCAAGCTCGCGAACGCCAAGACCTACGCCCAAGCCAACGATGCGGTCCTGAACTACCTGCGTCCGAGCGGCTTCACGCCCGACAACCCGGGCGGCTCTCACGGCTACGCCGGGCGCTACAACGCGGGTGCCGATCTTATAAACGCCACGCCGATGACGGAGACGCTGGCGACACCTCCGACGCAGATGGTCGATGCCGGCGCCGGTGCGAATGGAGCGATGGCGCAGGACCCCTCTACAGGCCTTCTGGCATGGGGAGCGGCGCAGGGACCCCAGATGGCGACACAACCTACTGGCGGCCTTCTCTCGGCCTTGGCTGACATGGGCAAGAGTGATGCTGCCAAGCAGACGCAGACTGGGCTAGGCCTATTGGCCGCAAGCCAGCCGCAACAGCAGCAGGCGCCGCAGATGCAGATGGCGCAGGCACAGGTCCACCGACCTCAAATGCAGGCAGCGGCCATGCCGAACTTCATCGATCCCCTTCTCCAAAAGAAGCTTTACGGCCTTCTGGGAGGTCCCGCATGACCACCACTCCTCTCTGGCCATACACCATTTCACCCAACAGCTACGCTCAGCAGGCGCTGACGCCACAGCCGACGACTCAACCCGTTCAGGCACAGGCGACGGCTGCCAAGTTCGGACCGGCCAACCAGGCGCTCTACGACGCCTTGCACGCGGCCAACCTGAAGCAAAACGCCGTGCCGGGCCTCCTTGCCCAGTACCAGGCAAACCCCGCCATGGCGCAGCAGCAGGGCGGCCTGCTGGCGGCGAATCCGGGGCAGGGCATTCCCCTCGCATCGAACTTCTATCGCCTCGGCCAGCCGACGCCGCAAACGCCCCAAGTCCCCGGCCAGCCCGCAGCACCGGGAGCGGCGCCCGTCGATCAGCAAGCCGCCCAGCAGCAAGCATTTCTGGCCTACCAGCAGGCACAGGCGGATGCGGCATACCGGGCACAGGTCGCGGCCTACTACGCCCAAGGCGGTGGCGTGAGCGGTGGCGGGGACGGTGCTGGCGCGAGTGGCGGCGGCGATGGGAGTGGGGCCGGCGGCGGCTCGGCTTCGCCCTAGGAGAGAACCATGGGCTTTTTAGACTCCATCCTCGGCAGCGACGATCCCTCGACCGCCGATGCGAATAACGGCCTGACCGACTTCCAGCGCCGGCAGGTGGCTTTCGGCGCCCTCGGTTCCACGGGAGCGTTGTTGCTTGCCGCGGGAGAAAATCAGCTTCCGGGACAGCGGGCGCAGATCCTTGCCCAATTGGGTGGTGTCCCCGGCCAGACGCAGCAGCAGGTCAGCGAAATGGCGCGGGCCAAGCTGATGAACCAACAGGGCGTCATTGCCAAGCAGAACGCCGCCAAGCAGGGCGCGCTGGAGAAGTATCTGTCTGACCCGGAATTCCTGTCCAAGCTGCAGGGCCTTCCTCCCGAGCTCCAGGCCGCGGCGATTGCCTCGGCCAAGGCCGGTGATATCGGTTCGGTGACGAAGCTGCTTGCCCAGCATTCTTCGGATACCAGACAGGAAAAGCTGTTCACCCAGCAGGAGAAGCTTGCCGGCCTTCGAGCCCAGCAGCAACAGGCGCACGACGACCGCAAGATCATCCCCATTCAAGGCGGTGGCTGGATCGATCCGGTCAAGCGCACGGTCAACACGCCCGATCTGATCACGGGACAGGTCAACGTGCAGCCGATGGATGGGGGCACTGGTCTTCCTCAGTTGCCGCAAGCCCCGCCGCAAGCAGCCCCACAAGCGCCACCGCCTACCGCCAACCCCGGAGCTGGCATCAACCCGATGCCGTCCGAAGCCGGTCCCGGCATGGGTGTCTTCACGCCACCGCCGACTCCTCCGGTGCAAGTTCCCGCGCCGCCAGCCGCGCCGATGGTGCAGGCCCCCACACCCCTCACGCCCGCGCAGTCGGCTCTCGCACGCCCGGCTCCTCCCGGCACGGCAACGCCGCCGGCAGCCGGTGGGCAGGGTGGTGGCGAGGATTACAGCAAGACCGCGGCCGGACTGCCGGAGACGCCGGGCCGCAATGAGGAGTTCCTGAAGACACTGCCGCCGGAATATCAGACGCTGGTCAAGCGGATGGTCAACGGGCTGCAGATCCCGCCGAACCTGTCACGCAACAGCACCATCTCCGCGAAGCTCACCACGCTCGCTGGCCAGTACGATCCCTCCTTCGATCAGACGGGCTATGCGTCTCGATTGGCGACGGCGAAGGATTTCTCCGCCGGTGCCTCGGCCAAGAACGTCACGTCGATGAACACCGCGATCCAGCATCTTGGCACCATGCACAAGCTGGCGCAGGAGCTGAACAACAGCGGCATTCCTATCGTCAACTCGGCGCTGAATCTGGCCGGCAAGGAGACTGGCGATCCCCGGGTCAACAACTTCAACACCGCTCGAAATGCGGTGGCTGACGAAGTGGCCAAGGTCTTCAAGGGCTCCAATCTCAGCGACACAGAAATCAAGGGCTGGAAGGAGACGATCAGCTCCTCGCAATCGCCGGCACAGCTTCAGGCTTCCATTCAGACGCTGATCGAGCTGATGGATGGCCGCATCAGTGCGCTCGGCGATCAGTATAGCCGCGGCATGGGTGCGTCGGTTCCGGGCGCCAAGCTGCTCAACCAGAAGTCACTGGATACGCTGAACTTCGTGCAGAGCAACCCGATCGGCACTGACTGGAAAACCGGGAAATCCGGCGAGGCGCCCAAGACCGCTGAACCCAAGTACGAATACCGCACCGACCCCAAGACCGGGAAGCAGCAGCGAAGGCTTGTCCAGTGAGTGACTGGGAAGACGTGCCTGCATCGGACGGCTGGGAAGAAGTCCCGGCTGACGACACGACGCGCAAGGTTGCGCGCATCGTTGGGCAGGGCGCGCAGGGCGTGAATGACTCGCTGGTGGCCGATCTGTTCGGCGCGCCGGTGGATCTTGTCTCAAAGGGTCTGCGCAAGATCGGCGTCCCCATACAGGCCGATCCTATAGGCGGATCGGAGAGCATCAAGAAGGGCATCGACTACGTTGCCACGCTGCCGGGCCGTATTCACGAATTCACCGACATTCTCAGCCCCAAAGCCGGCACACTGACGGATAACCGCACCTCCCGCTTTGAGCCGGCGACGCGAGGCGAGAAGATCGCACGCGGGGTGGGGGAGGGCGCTGGAACTGCCTTATCCGTTGCACTCCCGGCCGCTGGTGTGGCTCGCCTCGCGGCGCCAGGTGGCTTGCTGCAGGGCGTTTCTCAGACACTCGCCGCCCAGCCGGTGGGACAAGCCATTGCGGGCGGTGTTGGTGGCGGCGTCACGGAAGCGACGAGCAATCCTTATTTAGGCGCTGCGGCCAGTATAGCGACGCCTATAGCGGCCAGCATTGCGAGGCGGGTGATTAGCCCTGTCCAAGCACGCCTGCTGCCCCAAGAACAGAACATCGTAGCGGCAGCGGATCGCGAGGGTATCCCTCTTACGCCTGCGCAACGCACCGGCAGCCCCAACTTGCAGGCGGCCGAGGAAGTCATGGCCCGCATGCCGCTGGCCAACGGCCCGATGCGCGATACCTTTACGCAGCAGCGACAGGCGTTTAATCGAGCCACGCTGGACCGTGCGGGTGTGACGGCGAATGATGCATCGCCCGACACGATGGCCCATGCCTTCGACAACATTGGGCAGCGCTTCGAGGACTTGGTTAGCCGGACAACCGTTGATTTGAACGGCCGCGCTGGCATCCAGTTCGCGCGCGATATCGGTCACGCTGCTAATGAATATGGCAGACGGCTGCCGACAGACGTAGCGCCAGTGTTCAATTCGTACATGCGGGATGTCGCGCCGATCATCCAGCAGATTGGCCAGCCCGGCGCCAACCCTGCGCTGACTGGAGAGTTCTATCAGAACATTCGCAGCGGCTTGGCCCGCCGGATTCGCGAGGCACAGAATGGAGACCTCCGGCGCGCACTAGGTGGCGTTGCCGAGGCGTTCGATAACGCCATGGAGAACAGCACCTCGGGCGCGCTCCGGCAGGAGTGGCGGGAAGCTCGCCGGCAATATCAGGCCCTCAAGACAATCGACACTGCGGTTAGTGGCGGAACACAAGCGGCTCGTGCAGCCGGCGACGTTCCTTTCAGTTCACTGAGAACCGCCGTACGGCAAGGCGACAAAGAGGGCTATGGGCGCGGACGCGGGCAGTTGAATGAACTGTCTCGGGTTGGCGACTACATTGCCGGCAAGGTTCCGAACAGCGGCACACCCGAGCGCGGCATGTGGCAGAAGCTGTTGACCGGGGGCGGCTTGTTCTCGGCCATGGCGGGAGGAACGGCGGCGACAGGTGGGGGCTTATTGCCGGCCATCGGCGTAGGTGCTGCGGCTGCTGCTACTCCCTATGCACTCTCTCGTTTCTACAACTCGGCAGCGGGTCGCGCCTATCTGGCGAACCAGCTAGCCGGCAGAACGAACATGCGCGCCCAGTACGGCTCGCAGGCCCTGCAAAGCATCCCCGGCTTACTGGATCAATAGTATGACTTGGGCCCCCGTACCCGTTCCCGCCGGCACCTGGACGCAGACAACCGCCGTCAGCATCAGTCAGTCTGACAGCGATATCGTCCTCACGCCCAACCCGATCCACACGACAGGAACGGTTGGTCTCTCCACGACTGGAGTTACGGCAGGGACCTATGGCGATTCGACCCATGTCCCGCAGATCACGATCGACGCCAAGGGTCGCATTCTCGTCGCGGTCTCCACAGCCATCGCGGGCGGCAGTGGCTCGGGCACCGTCACAAGCCTCTCCGTGGCCTCTGCGAACGGCTTTGCCGGCTCGGTAGCCAGTCCGACCACGACCCCCGTAATCACGCTCTCGGCTACGCCTGTAGGCCTCATCAAGAGCAACGGCACCGCTATCTCAGCAGCCGTGGCTGGCACCGACTATTTGGCACCAGATACGCGCAGCTTGGCGGATATTCTGGCCTACGCTTTCACCAACAAGGTGCTAGTCGTCGGCACCCCAGGCGCCACCTACACGGTCACGGCGCCCATCGTCATCAACATCGCCGATGACATCACCGGGCCGGTCGGCTTCGACGGCAACGGCTGCAATATCGTCAGCGCGCTCCCGACCGGCACCAACCAGCCCGTGATTGCGATCAACGCCGGTACCCATCAGGTGCGCTATGTCCAGTTTCGGAACTTCACCATCCTGGGCGGCCTCACCAACATGGTCAGCCCGGCCGGCGGGGAAAGCTCCGGTCTGCGTCTTTCATGCCCGAACAGCACGGGCAACCTGTGGTCTTTCGTTATCGATAATGTCGATGTGGTTGGTGCCAACACGAACGGCATAGAGCTGTCCGGCAATGTGTTCGAGGGCACCATCCAGAACTGCTGGGCGGAGCAATGCGGCCAAGATGGCGTCTACATGGAGCACGCCAGCGGCGGCATTCTCAGCGCCATCCATTGGCAAGGCGGTGGCGCCCGGCAGAACGGCAACTACGGCCTGAACATTCAGGGGGGCGCCTACGATGTGAACGTGGAGAACTGCTACTTCGTTCTCAACGTCTACTCGGGCATCGGTGCGGCCAACGGCATCACTGCAGTCAGAGGCTGCGGTTTCGAGAACAACGGTGTTGGCTCCGCCGTCGCGCCGTACGGCATCAATATGGCCGGGTTCGGGAACATTCGGGATTGCACATTCAGCACCTACGGTCCCCAGCTTGTCGGCATTCGATGCTTCCTGGTGTCGGGAGGGGTCCTCAATATAGACGGTTGCGGCTTCCAGTATTACGGCGGTGGTGCCGATCCGACGACGCCCATGGCGGTCACTGGCACAGGAAAGCTGTCGGTCAATTCGCCGGGGGCTATTTCCGCCGGCTCAACCGTTCAAGTGTTCCCCTTCGGGAGCTTGGTGATTGCGCCAGTGACCTATACGGCCGGCATCACCCTGGGCTTCGCTGATGTGGGTCACACCACGATAATGAACAACGGCTCCAGTGCCATAGTAACGATCCCGTTGAACTCGACTACGGCATTCGATATCGGGACCGTCTTCCTATTCGAGCGC